GGACCACCTGCGAATTCACATGATTGCGAGTAGGGGACTGGGTCATACCAGTGAAATAGTTGGTGGGATTTGACTGCTGGTCAAATTCCTTTACCATCGTAATCGAGGTTTTGCTAGCTACTGCCATGATATCCCCCTTACTGGTTATCTAGTTCTGAATCGTCCACGAAATCCTTGGCCGCAAAGATATAGTTGCGCAGCTGGTCTAATACATCTGCATCAACATTACTATCATCGCCATCAGCCAAAATAATCAGCTTGGTCTTGTTGACCTCGCCGCTCTGTGCTACTCGCACTGGCTCATCACCAGCACCAGCAGCCACCAAGTCCACATGGAGGATATACTTGGGGATTCCGTCTTCGTTGGTCACGCCCGCCTTCACAAAGGGAATCAGTTTCTTGGAAACTGAGTCACGGGCCAAAATTGTGCCAGCAATAAGCGTACCAGCACCAGCAAAAGTCACTTCATCATCGCGCATCGGGCCTTTTTTGGTAAAGACTTGTGCGAGGTCAAAGTTTTCGATGTTGGGATTAGGGTTCAGCATTATTTAGCATCCTCCTGGTTATGACCAAGCTCTTCTGCTAATGCAGTATTAACCTTGGTATCAATATCTGATTCTACAGTAGCAGATTCAGCAGTAGCGGCCGTACCGGGGTCTGCTTTTTCTGTTGCTTTACCGCGAGCTTCCACATCGCCCTTGTTTGTGCCAGCTGTACGGAAGTTGGCATCAAGTACTGGATCGCGGCTGTCTGTGCCCTTTTCAATGGCTTCTATAGCCATATCCATAGCACCATTAGCCTTACCAAGAATAACCAAGGCAGTAACGCGTGAGCGTTCCTCGGCTGATCCAGCGGTATGGCCTTCTTTTCGGGCAGCACCTTCCGCCTCTGCTAGCAGAGCCGGGTGTTCCGCGCGAAGATCTGCAAGAGTTTTCATTCTTGCCTCCACTTTTACCCCGCTCCTGGTAGAGGCACGGGCGTTGTTATCTGACGAATTGCCACCATCGGCATCGTCCAATTCTTCAATTTTATCTATCATACCAGCAGCCAGTGCAGCTTCAGCCAGCACTAGGTCGCCGTTACCAAAATCTGAATTCACAGTCGCAGGTTCTTTTCCCCTGCCAGCAGCAATATCCCCAACGAAAATCGTGTGAAATTTATCCAGCCGCTCCTGTATCAACTTCTGGCCTTCTTCAGTAGCAGGATTAGGCGCTTTCTTCGGTGCCAGCGTGCTGGTAATCGTAAACTGCTCGTCAAACTTCCACATAGTCACGACCACACCCACAGAGCCGAGCGTCGTCTGGATATCACCTGCTATCAGTTCGTCTGCCTGGGCAGCGATGCCATAGGCAGCAGATGTGGCCCAATCAGGCACAAATGCAATCACTCGTTTCTTAGCAGCACGAATAGCCGCAGATACTCTGTGATGTCCGGTTACGACCCCGCCAGGGCTGTCAATATTCAAAATTATCTGCTTTACTGAGTCATCATTCTCAGCACGAGATATTGCGTCAATGATTTCATCATAACCAGTCACGCTGAGCCCCCAGCGCGACATCCAAGCAGGCACACTCTGAAGCAATATACCTCTAATACGCAAAACAGCAGTTTCGCCATTTATGTGCAGAATCCGATTCGCATCTTCATCACCTTTTGATACTTCAAAAGCAGAAGCCGCTTCAGCTTCGGCGAGACTAGGTGAAATCAGCGTGCTTTGTTGCTGCTTCAGTTGCTCTGCAAAAGCATGCAGTGCTGGTTCATGTATCGCCCATTCTGTCTGACCGAGTTGCAAAAGGTTCATCAATATCTCCTAAGAAATTTCCGCTAATAGGTCTGGGCCAACAAGCGCTTCATCAACCAATTCATAACTAATAGTGACAGCAATATCAGCCGCAGCACTTGGTAAAGCTTCCACAGTAATCTGAGTCAACGCCGGAAACACCAGCGGCACTGGCGATTCATAAGTTAGAGAACTGCTGCCACTCCTTTGCGCGCCCAATGTGCGCACGACATTAAAAACATCCCCAGGAGTCTTAGCCTTAACCTTAAACTGCGCATTCATGTCAGAACCAATTGCCTTGCTAATGGTAAATATAAAGCCCTTGATTACTCCCACTTTACCAAGCGGCACCATAAATGGAATCTGGCTTGTCTGTTGGTCCGAAATGCGAATATAAATATAAAGATTATTTGGCCCTGGTACACCAATAGCGCTGATATTCCCCTGCGCCTCTGTTGCACCCACCACCTTAGCACGCAAAAATGCGCGGGCTGTCACTGTAGGTGGCGCAGCATTATTCAGCGTTACAATCTGTGGGTCTACCTCAGCACCAGTAGCATCAAGCGTAAAAAATTTAACTTGCACGCCATCATCTGTCGCTCCTACAGATGAGGTGATAGCTGCTGCCTCGCCAGCATCAGGAGGAAAAACATAAATCTTCTGTGCCGTATCAGATCCGCCCCACACAGTATGAAGCCCTGTCTGAGCAACAGAGTCTCCAAACTTGGTATTATTACTAACCCCAGAAACAAGTCCTAGGGAAACAGCAACATTATAAGACCACTGTTTCAATCGTTGCTGAAAAATCGTGATAAATGCGGATGATACGCTCATAATATTACCTAGTTAAAAGATTTTCGTCTACAATTAATATACCCAATCGGGCTAGCATTGCAACAGAATTGGGGGAGGATTCACCTGACATACAGATATCTGTAAGTGTATCCACTTCATCTGGCAGGCGATTCACCAGGTCAACAATTGTGTCGCCTGACTTCTGCAAGCCAAATGCAAACTCTTCACCTCTTGGCATTTCCGGTGATCCAGAACAAATGTTAATCTGCGCTTCATCGTCAGAGCCTGCGCCCTTGCGTATACTGGCAATCAAATTGACAACATAACCGAAGAAGCCCAGAGGAATAGTGTATATACCAGTCCAATGTGTCTGTAGTCGCGGTTCAATCCGAGAATAAATTATCAGTCCAGTAGCCGCATCAACTATATCAACAGTGCCCCGTAAAAGTTGATTTCCTATTATTCTGGAGCCGTTTATTCTATATGGTGTCCCAGGTAATGCTAAAAAACTCGTCCCAGTAAGAGCAAGGTCTATAAAACCATTATCCGCACCAGTAGTATCTAGCAAATAAACTCTCAATGTAACATCAGTATCAGCAGGGTCAGTTGACTTTACTTTCATCGCTATCCCACCAAGCGGCGGAAAGTTATATTCTACTGGCACGCCACCGGCTACCAAATGCGGTGCCAAGTCCACCGGTTTGTCAAAAGCACCGACAGCATCATTCCGGCCTTTCATGTTCACGATATCACAACCGGGAACCTGTTTCGCAGCAACAGCAAACAAAAAATTCCGGTCCAGCAATTTCTTCCTAAAATTCTGTGCCATAGCCGAGTCGTGATCTATCGCCATGGTTCTGCCTTTTCATCAAGCTTGTTATCAATCATCTCCACTAGCTGGTCTTCAATCATCTCGAATATTTTATTAGCAGTAGTCAGCGTAACTGCGGCTGTATCGGCCTCTGCTTCTGCGGGATTAGCTAACTTAGCAGAAGCAATCGCTTGGTCTACCAGTGGCTTCATAGCTTCAGCCAGCATCGCATTGTCTCGGGCTAGTTGTTTCACTTGCTTGCTATAGTCCACACCATAAAGTTCACGAGCAGCACGGCGACGAGATATCATTCCCGCCTCTATCGCTTCCTTGTAAGCCTTAATTGTCTTGAGTGGATCAGCCGATGGTTTGACTGGTCCATACCATGCCGCCAGTGTCCATGCCGCAAATATCTCGAATAATTCTGGATCGCGCCACGCTTCCAATAGTCCTGGTGCTTCAATTCTGCGGCGCAGCGCTTGGCTTATCAGCCAGTCTGTATATACTGGCTGGCAAAATTGGCCTGCAAACACTGATCTGGTATAGAGGATATGCAAAGTAGCATCATTATTGGCCGACATCCCTGCGGTATAGTTGCTACTGTATATCTGCCGCAGAACATCAGGCGGATACCCAACGGCAAAGGAAACACCATTCAAAATAGCTTCCTCAAACTCGCCATATTTCTCGTCAGTTCCCTTGCTATCAAACGCTTGAGGCTTCTCGCCAGGGTTCAGTTCTTCCAGCGTCACGCCAGGAACATACTTATTCTTTCGCACTGTTCTGGTAGCAGATGGGGCATCATCACGGTTATCAGTCACCTCTATATCGCGGAGCACCGTTGCTGCGCCAGAAAGTGGTTTAGTACCTGGTCCAGCCTGCTCCTTACTCACAAACATAGCAAATATAGAAGATACCACGGCTTTTCTCAGCACAGCGTCCCTATATCGGTCTAGTTCTTTCAAAGACTGTAAAATAATAGCAAGTAGTGGCGTACCGCGTTGTTCAGTCACCCGCTTTGGGATGCCGTACACTAGCCAAGCAACGGGTCTTCCCCTATCGTCAAATGCAGCAATACGCTTTGTCTCGGTGTCATCTTCTTGCCTCACATAATAGGCAATTTGCTTCCCATTTTTATCTATCTCTACACCATGGCGTATTTTCTTTTTCCCCTCCAAAACAGCTTCCAGCGGATCAACCACCTCACTGCCACTTATCAATTGGATATAAGGAAGTTTTGTCTTCGGATTCTGTAGCAGCAGTACAAGAATATCGCCCTCAATCAGACTCTCCCTGCGGATCTGCTGTTGCATTTGGGCAAATGTAGACTCAGCTTTAATATCACAGACAAAGGGAAGTCCACCCCATGCGGCAAATTTTCGCTCGCATGCATCACCCCAGTCATCGGCGGCATCATCATCCATGCCAAGCGACTCAGCCATGGGTGTACATTCAGGGAACAGGCCGGTACCTATCTCCATTCGTGTAATCCGGTCTACAAGGCCAGAGGCAAATCCACTTTCAGTAAATAACTGGTTTGACCTGGCGCGTAGAGTATAGTAGTCCTTAAATATTTCAGCGTATGTATCACCAAAACCGCCAGCAAATTTATCGCCATCCCATATACCTTGCCCGTTGGATTCGCCCCAACTGTTAGCAGCCTCAATCGTGGCAACCTTCCGGTTACCACCCATAACTTGCTCGGTTGTTTCTTGGATAGGTATTGTAGGAGAAGGGTTCACCGTATGATCAAAAGAAGAAGTCTGAACGACTTTGCCTGAACTGCGGTCTAGCACTCTCATTATTACATTGGTCCTGCTATAGCTGAGCCGCAACCATATATGCGGGTATCAAGTCCGGCAATTTCACCTTGAAGCTCTTTCTTAAAATTCTTGAGTTGACTCATCTCAATCGTCGTAATGTGGACTACAGTCTGCCCTGTATCAAAACGGTAAGAACCACCAGGCGCAAGTAAGGATGATGTAATCCTTGCATTAACTTCCACAAGCTGGGCTTTAGCGATAGCTAATTGTTCGATCCAATAAGCGTTGTCAGACATTTATTCCTCAAAAGTTATTGCTTCCTGGTCAATACTACTACTTTTTTCGCGGAAAAACAACTGCTGATTTATCGCAGTTTCCCAGAAATAGGGCCAATTGACAAAATCACCCCCCCATTGATTCATACAATAGTCCCACGCGAGTATGTCCAGCCCGGCAGCAGCGTATACCAGGTGATCCCACAGCTCATTCCTACTACCGCTGGGTCTATACCATTCATAGCCTTTGCGCTGCCCGTTTTTCTCAACCTTTTCGCGTTTCGTCTCAGCGGTCAATTGATTCAAGCGCTTTGTTTTCACTGCGCCCAAAATATTATAGTATGAAGCTGGCTGATGGCCCATAGCCTCTTCCCACTCACGCCGTAGCGCCCAGGACCAGTTGTCCTTGTAGTGATCCACAGTGATGTTGAACAGCTTACCGCCCAAGGTGGTTTTGGACTCCACAAATTCCTTATAACCTTTCCCAGACGCTGGCGCTGGAAATCCTTTTATGGCATAGGTCGCAAAGTTGCTGTCTTGGCAATATTTGTACACTTCGTTTGTAGAGTGGCCATAGCCAGAATCTATCAGAGTCAGAGCAACGGCATACACCTTATCGTCGTCTGAATAATAAAGCCTCTCCTGGAGTTCCCGCAGCGCTGACCAGCAAGGGTCATCCAGATTCTTAGGCGTTCCCTCGTGCACAGCTTCATGTATCACAAAGGCGCGCGGTCCCTTGGCCCATCCAGTGATCACCACATCAATATTGTCTTTGTGTACATCCACCGTACATATCAGCGGGCCGATTAATCCGCCAGTATGCTTCAGTGCAAACTTATTTGGCACCATAAATGGGCGCATCGAGTGCCGTCTGTGCTTGGAAACCGCTTCAGGAGTCAATTTCTCCCCGCGCAGCTCGTAGGTTTTGCCCAGCACGGTGTTATAGAATTCTTGCAGCTTCCGTAGATCGCGGGGCTTATTGGTTTCTACATCCCAGGCGGCTTCCCACTTCAGGACAATGGCCTCCCACGAAAACATTCCAGCAGGACTATATAGACTACTCAGGTGGAAAGAGCGGATGTCTGGCGCTTGTGGCACAGCAGTAGCCACCCATTTACCAATTGGCAGCATTATAGACTTTTGCGCATTGGTATGCTCATATCCACAGTCTGAGAAACGGCAAACATAGCGTACAGAGCCAGGCACCACGCGGCCATTCTTCCGTTCCCACTTCAGTCCGGTTTCCTCACCTGTCTCTTTGTCGATTCTGTTAAACTTAAGTGACTGATATCGCCCGCATCCTTGGCACGGCACTTCGTAATAGCACTGATCACCCAACAGGAAATTCTCTTCAATAAGCGACTGCCCTTTAATCAACGGTGTCGATGCCAGAATTTCCTTCCGTACCTCCCAATAGGTCTTCATTCTACCGCGAGCAAGATCCAGCGGACTCCCCTCAATGCCCGCGCTGATCGGCCACGCATCGCACTCATCACCAAATAGGCACATACTGGGAATCATGCGCAATCCATCAGGGTTATTCGCCCCGAGTGGAGTAAGCGAGCCACCGCCGACCCATTCCAGCAGCGAGTCAGTCGCACCAGTTTTTCGCTTATTAGATTTATCAGATGACTGAATCTGCGAACGCAGGCCACTCTGATCAATCATAGGTATGAGGTCTTTTGTCAGCCGCCTGATAGCCATTTTCAGGCTAGCGGTCAAAAAGATGAGGGGGGCGGTTTTCACAATTTTTATAAAATATCCGATCGCATTGTCCAAAAGCCCTGTAGTAGCCCCTACCTGCGACCCTTTCATGAATGTAACGCTTCGCACGGACGAGCGGACATCGAGGCAGTCTAGTATCTCTCTCAAGTATGGGGTCAAGCTAAAGCGAAATTTGCCGGGAGCTTTTGTCACTCCAGCTGGCAAGTAGCGTTCTTCTTCTGCCCACTCGCTCGGCGATTTCGTCGAGATCTCTGACGGAAGGGCCATGGTTTTCACAACTAGCCATTCCTGATCACTACTATGGTCAATTTTAGCTACTTTTACGAGATTAGACATGGGCCATTCGTTTCGCCACTTCTTCCTGCCCAGTACCAATGATAGTAGAAATGACCTGCGTTACTTCGGTCCGGCCAACTTCTAGGCCAGCGCCACCAGCAAATAGCTCTTTTAGGGCACTAGCAATTGTTCCAGGCGCATCATTCAGCAATCTCGTTTGCAGCATATCGAAGTAGCTAAAAATATGGTCTTCTACTGCCGAGCGTTCGATGAGCTCGCCTCGCCGCACCAGGTTCTTAATCCGCTTTTCTTCGATAGTGGCATGCTTAGCGCGGATATCCATAATCGGCTTCAGCTTGCCAAGATTGCCATAACTTTCTTCCAACTGCTGAGAAGTCATATCAAACATGCCCGACAAATCAAGGCTATCGTCTTCCTTATCCTTCTTGGGCCTGCCGCCTTTGTTGACTTTGGCTGGTTTCCCAGAGTCAGCAGACTGAGCGTCATCGCCATCTGCCACAGGCTGCGCCGCCGCCGTCGCAGCAATATTAGTATGGTCACCCCTATGATGAGCGCGATATATTTTTGCGTCTGGATGATCGCAGTCGGCCTGCCCCTCCACCAGAA